CAAGAGAGTTAAGCTTGCGTCCCTTTGCACCTTTAAAAATCTCAACTGTTCTGTTGAATAAATCAACAAGTGGTGCGGGGCCAGATGCACGTCCACCAAATGTCTTCAACACTGAACCAGCAGGTCTAACCCGCGACACATCCCACTTGGGGATTTCCCCCGCGTAGAGGAGAGCCACAAGCATACGAAATGCTTTAGCCCAGCCCTCTTTAGAATCCTTCACCAGAATAATTGTATCGCTATCAAATAATTCATCAGGAACTTCGGGAAGTTTGTTAATGTATTGACGCTCCACAGAGAAGCCCACGCCGCAACCATTCATTGAAATGTGCATTGCTTCGTCAAAGGCTTTTGGATCGTCCACAACTAAATATGAACAATTATAGCCACAGATATTGTCACGCTCTAAGGCGGGACCAGCGGTCATCATCATCCGCATCGATGGCATGATATCAAGGCCAAGGATAGCCTGTTCGATTTCATAAGCTAAGTCGAAGTTTTCGTCGCTTTTTGTACTATCAATTACAGGCTCAATAACATTGTCCATATAACGGGCAACTGTTTCGGACCATGTTTCACGCCGCTTTTCGCTTTCTATATATCTCGCGTATCGACTGACCGCGATAAAGTTTTGATAGTCTGTAGGTAGATGGTTATTTCCCATTTTCTGCTCCCTCAATTTGTTGGATTAATCGATTTAAGTACCACTGCGCCTTTTTCAAATCTTCCAAAGGCTTACGCTTATAAGGCCACCGCCAGAGATACTTAAAAATGTTCTGCCAGAGGTACGCTTGATGCGTACTTAGCTTCACAGCCTCATTGTTTGTATCAACGCCCGTTGCCATGGCTTCCATTGCGTCAATGCATTCAATTTTTGATGTGTTGTAATGTGGTGGCCTGTTCACCACATCAGTGTCTACGCCTAACGGCACTTCTTTCCACTTCGCCATCAGTTCAACTTATTCTTGTTAAACGGGACGATCTTCTTGTCCGTTATTGCATCCTTTAATTCTTCAGCAGGTTCGAAAACAAATTCAAAGTCTGCATCATCATCTTCATCATCCTCGAAAAGATGAGGATGCGCTGCGCGGAACGCTACCTGACCTAGATCATACACAAAGTCTGGGTAGTTTTTAATTATAGAATGAAGTCCATACAGCAGTGCAGAGCAGCCATAGATATCTTCGGCAGTGGCTTCGCGGCGTACCAAATACGTTAATTCGCAATCAAAGTCCTTACCATTTACATCTAGAAGACTAAACTTTATCTGGTCAACTTTTTTATCTTCCATTTTTCTGCCTCATATTTTTAATAAAGTAATCAGCATCGATGATGACCAAAGGGTCTTTTCGATCTGCTTTCACCACCACCAGCGGCTCCGCGCCAGAAGGGCAATTATCCTTGGCCTGATCCATATAGGAGTAGACCGCGATAGATTTCCTCGACTTGCATTCAATGCTGTAGGGGATCAGCTTTCGGGCAGCGGGGGATAATTGGACATCTTCTCCACCCGCGCCCATAGACGTGCTTTTTATGTCATCGTCTTCAAGCTGATGAAACCTTTCGAGAAGTTTGTTTCGCACCCATTGTTGCAGCTTTCGGCCCTTGGCCTTTGCGCTTTGTGTCTTCATTGAGTTCCTTACCCATATAGCGGGTGTACCAGCGGTAGGTTGCGCTTTTTGCATTTGATTTGGCGCGGGGAAGCCTCTTTGCGTGGGGCCAACAGGTTCCTCGAAAGTCACAGAAGGAGCACTCAACGCCCAGATACTTGCTATCTGTGTATTTTTTGTTGAAGTAGTCATCCTGTGGTTTAAAGCATTTTCTAAACGACCAATCTTCGTCTATTGCTTTAACTTTGTTCTGGATTTCTTGTATGACCCGCTCTTTTTCTTCTTTCGAGTCAGCAACCTCAACGACCTTTAATTCGCCAGTTTCTTTGTTAACAACAATCCACCCACCAACATCAATTCCCTGACCAAGGGCATAGATATATAGCTGGGGAATGTAGCCGAAGGAGTCATTGTCCTTTAACGCCTCGTAGCCCTTTGACCATTTATCGCGCCACTGGAAACTAGAAGTGGTTTTGGTATCATAGACCTTTTTACCAGCGGGAGTTTCAATCGTGTGATCATCTGTTCCAACGATCTTGGCCCCACCTATCACAAGTTCAGTTTCGGTGCCTTCCGCAACTATTTTTACCCCCGCCATTTTAGCCATTAAAGAAACCACCCCTTCAGTGAGATCCCCGATCAGCATCTTCATTATGAAGTTGTAATCTTTCTCACTCTTGGGGCTTTTTTTCTTCTGGTTCTGGAGAACACAAAGAGGACGCCCCATAGAAGACGCTCTATGGTAGTATTCGTCATCACGGGGCTTTAGTTGTTTTCGAAGGGAGTCCTCACAATGGGTGAGGAACTCCTTAATCCACTCTTCCTTGATTTTAGACTGATCCAACTTCTCGTTGGACCAATCCCGCATCAATTTGTGGATCTGCTTCTCAATTTGTGGAGCCGCCATCAAAATCTTCCGCAAGAGAGTCATCCATGGCGTCCAAAGCGGCGTGGTCTACCTCTCTGGCCCGTATTGCAGCGGCATATGCAGCTTCAACCTTTTCATTGGCGCTTTGAATCATTTCTTCGACTATCAAAACGCTATCATAGACCTCTTTAGTTGTTTCAAGGCGCTTCATGATTGGCTTGAAGGTGAAGTTTGCGTATTGGTTTCCACTCTGGCCTACTCCAAAGTTCGGGACCAACTCAATTTCATAGTCCCACCACTCTGCATTTGCAGGAAAAACACGGTTCACCTGCTTCTCAAAATCATTAAAGTGGTTTCCCTTGTGAAAAATAATTGCGGGATGGTTTTTAACTTCCACCTCTTCACCATTTTTCTTTTTACCCGTGTAACTGGCTAGACAACGAATAATCCTTGTACACTTGATGTCTTTGTACTTATCTTTATCCTTTTGAGGCCACCCGTCCATTTCTTTGGTAGTTGGTTTACCACACCTGATGCCACCCAATTCATCCCGTGGCTCCTGTTTGAAGTCCTCAAACTGAATTGTTTTGTTTATGAATTGCGAACCCTCTGGGCGGCTGAAGTCCGTATGAACATATTGATAAACCATGTTCAGTACGCGGATTCGCATGGTCTCTCCGTAGACGTACTCTTCTGGATCTTCAGTCTTTAAGAAAAAATACCCAAAGAAAGGGTTTTTTTCCGCGTCCCGTCCCTTACCAATCATTGTGGTTTGATCCATTGCGATCTTTGCAAGCTTTGGGTAGTCTACGCCACTACTGCTACTGCCTTTTTTACGGCTCCCAATAACAGCATTCATGTTACTTAATTCAGACTGCGTGATAGTACTTACCTGATTCATATAGTTTCCTTCTGATTTTAAAGCCGTTCATCATTTGCAATCAGCCCATGACTTACCAACGGCGGTTTCACACTCCATGGGGACAATCATTTCATATCCCCACAGTTCTCGAATTTCGTCCGACACGCCGACCATGGCTTGGGTCAATAGCTCTTCGACCTGACTAATTTCGTCAGGGTGAGTATCGACAACAATCGAATCGTGTACGGTTAAGATGATCTTGCTAAGTAAACCATGTTCTCTAAATGTTCTCAAGGCGCGAATGCAAGCCAGTGGCACAATATCGCCCGTTGCGAAGCCTTGAATTGGATAGTTACATATCTGCGTGGAAAAGGTTACCTGACCATTTTGTCGTCTTTCCGCATCAGGCCAAAAGTACTGTCTCCCAGAGGGCGTCTGTACAATACCATCCTTTAAAACACCTCGCTTACATTTGTCCTGATACGCACCGATGCCCTGATAAAGTTCAAAGAAAGAATCATAATATGCCTTTATATACGGCTCATATAAATACCCACTCGACCCATAAAGGGGAGCAAATGTGTGGGCCTTGCTTTGCTGGCGTTCTTCCTTTGTTACCTCTTCCGCTGATTTTTTAAATATAATTGAACCTGTCTGGCGATGAACGTCCTTACCTTCGGCAATGTCTTTAATACCTTGTTTGTCGCGGGATAGTTCTACAGCAACTCTAAATTCCAAAGAACTAAAGTCTGTTTCGGTGATACTCCCGCCTTCAAATCTGGAGACAACCGCCTTGCGGATAGGAAATCCTCTGACGGGGATATTCTGCCAGTTAGGGTTGCTGGAGCTTAATCTGCCTGTCGCTGTGATGCATTGGTTGAAGTTTGGATGGGCATAACCCCATTTCATCCATTGTTTTAGTCCTTTAATAAATGAATCAAGGTAGACGGAGATTGCACTGAGGCGCTTTAGTTTTGTGAGAAACTCTACCGCTAATTCATTATTTTTACGCCGCGCCTGTCCTAGTAGAAGTTCAATAGTTTTCTTATCTGATTTAAATCCGTTTGCGCTGGCCCATGAAGCTTTTTGAGGATTAAGTTGAAACCCTGCTATCTCGCCCGTCCCTAAGAACAAAGCGCCCTGACCATTACAATCAGGGCATTTAGAAGGTTTTTTAAACGGGTCACCGTTCTTTTTTATCTTATATATTATACCACGTTTATGGCACTTTTGGCAAGCCACTGCGCGAGTTTTTTCCACATATGTAGTGGTTTTTTTTATTGCTGCCCCAAAATCTTGTGCATTTTTGAAGTTGGGCGGGAAGAGGGGTTTTCCTCTAGAGTCGGTCCCAATACGCCAAACTTTGGCATGGAGTGTTCTATCCACCATTGTGCGGGAGTAAATAATCTCAGTTAGGTCTTGGCCTGACTTGAGGTTGTATATCTTGTCACCCATAACCTCGCGCACAATGGCCTGTAAGCGCCTTTCTATTTCGGTTTCTTCCGCACGGTAATCATCTTCAATTTGTTGGAGAACAGCTTCGTCGATTTTAATACCGTTCCATTCTACTTCGACTAGAAACAGAAGATTGTTGTTCATCAATTCAACAATGTTCATCAAACCATCGTTTTGTGGTTCTTCGAACTCTTTCATTTGATGTATATACACATCCATACACGCCAGAACGTCTGCTTCTGCATATGGAATAACAACATCATTAAGCGGCATGGCCTCAAAGCCAACGCCACTTTTGAATAAATGATCAACTAGGTCAGACTTCTTTTGCGTAACTTCGCTTTGTTGTTCAACGAGGTTCTTTAAGTCAACTCCCGCCGCTTCGGCAAGTGCAGAAAGTTTTTCGTTCATTGGCTTCAATGGACGGCTATAATCGTACTTTGCAAAAAGAGATTCATTAGTATTCATGTTGCTTTGTTCCTCCGTTCAGCAACTTTTTTTAGTGACAGTTCTGCGCGTTGTCCTTTCGCTAAGATGTATTCATTCACCATCGTGCAGCGCACTTTGGGTGGGATCGTGAAGCCACAGGCGTTGAGCCAACCCACATCAAACTTCGCGTTGTGTGCGATAAGCATGTCAGCTTCTTGCAGAGCCTTCTCCAGCGGCTCACTGCTATCGGGGATTGCCTTTTCGTTGTGATAGAAAACGAGATGCGTGACTTCTCTTTGCCCCAGCCAAGCGAAATGCGCGGAGACAAGTTTATTATTAGGGTTGAACGGCGTGTTGTCGCTCTTCCCGCCAATATCCGTAACGGTGGTTTCTAAGTCGAGGACCAGCGCCCTCATAGCTTAAATCCCATTAGTCGGGCGTTTAGTTTATTTTGTGTGTGAAGAACCGCTTTGATGTTAGCAAAATGTTCATCCAATAACTTTTGAATTTCTTCACGCTGATCATGACCATATCGCTCAAAGTTATCGCGCAGGGCTTCCATGTAGTCTTCCAGATCTTCTTTACTAAGCATTATTTTCTCCCGTAGAATTTGGTTGCATTTGGGGTTTCCTGATGGGCGAACAGATGCCAGCAGCAATCTTCTTTGCCCGTCATTTTCGTTCCTTCGATCCACTTCACGCGGCCCACGCTAACAATGCGTCTGAGCAGCGGCTGGTAAGGAATTGATTGTTTAGTGTGGACCCACCCCGCATCGAACAATAGCCAAGTGGGCATGTTCAATTCACACACAAAGTGGGAGAGAAAGGCGTGAAGCACTGAGCGGGTCCACGGGGGATTAGTGATGATCACATCAGCCCCCTTCATGTCCTTAGATGTTAGGGAAAGCGCATCTTTTTGGACAATCCATTCTTGTTGAGGTTCAATATCATGTGCGGCGACACATTCGAGGCCGACATACGCAAGTAATCTAATTAGCTGACCATCCCCTGCGCAGGGTTCCGCATAGGTCTGCACCTCTCCCAGATGCGGGACCAGCGGCTTTACCGCCTCAAAAGGCGTTTTATAATAGTCGCGGGGGCTGCGATCAAAGTTAGAGTACTTGCCCATTATTCCACGTACCTCGAAATTTCATGCTGAAGTTCGCAAGCAATCATGCCATGCCAGCCACTGACTTTATTCTTTGAGATTGTAAGAAAGCGGGTATAATCAGGATCTTGGCCCTCTGGCACAGGCTGTAAGCCAATCCCTATGCAGACATCACACTCCGCTGCCTTACCTGTTCTGCTATTCTCTAAGTCACTGAAATCAACGCGGGTACGCCCTTCGGCAGTAATTCCCGCCTGACATACGGCAACCACGCCACAATAATGGCGCTTGGCTAATTCGCGCAGTTGCCGATACAGCTCTCTGATCTTCTCATGTGTGGACGGGAAGCTGCCAGAAATATTAATTTTATCAGCCTGATCCAGAATGACTATGTTTGGGCGAATTTTACGAATATAGCCTTCAATCTTTTCAAGATCCCAATCCTGAGAGTCTTTCATAACCATGTTGTGACGAATTTTCGCGTATTCGGCACGGGCGTATTCTTTATTTGGCGGGATTGCCTTCTCTGACAAACCTGTACACGCTTCATACGCCCGAAGTTTAACTTTTGTTGTGGCCTCTTCATTGCCAATCCAAAGAACTTTTGCTCCCTGCCAACAGAATCCCAAGGGGGCTGTACAGATAGACGCGAGAAATGAAGTCTTACCTGTCTCAGGACGGGCAGCAATAATATAGAAATCCGTTGGGCCGATCCCATAAAGGCGTCGATTTAGAGTACTGATGTTAAAGGACCAACGGTTATCATTACTGACTTCAGCGAGAAGAATATCCAAGTCATCTGTTGTAGGCTCACCATAATCATCGATGACAAAGTTTTCATCTGTACGCGCAACGAGATCTTTCAGAAGGCGCATTGCATCAACCTGACCCTCTGAGATTTTAATCCCTAGTTCGGCAATTTCGCGGCCCACTTCTTGCTGCCACAGTTGTTGAATGACATCCCGCGCAACAGTCTGAGTTAAGGGGAGTGAGTTTGTTATCTCTTGGATTTCCTCTGCCATGGCAGCGTAAGACGCTTCTGTGGCGGTAGGATTCTGAGCCTTCCATAATGCCAGTAAGTCTGGCGGCGTTAGGTCTGTTTCGTATCTTTTCTGTGCGTCACTTATTAAGTTGAAGACGCTTTGTTTTTGTTTGGTAGAAAAGATGTCTGCTCGAATACGTTCCCTGTTGTCTTGAAAGAACTCAGCGCTGCAAAGAGTGCTAAGTAAATTTGATTCCACTTTGATGATTCCCTAGTTAACGGCAAAAGAATACCCATAGTGGAAATAAAAAAAACCCCTACGAAAGGGTAGGGGTCTTAATAAGTTGGTTTACTTTTTTGATTTAATTATTGCGAAATTTCATCTCCCGAATGTTGGGATGCTTATTGGTTCTACGTTCCTTCATATCCACATCCGAAAAAGTAATATGCGGATTACCTTTTGCATATTCTTTTATTAACTGAGTAAGTTTCTCTTGTTCTTCTCCAGCATGTTTAAAGCCTTCAAGATCAGAAAAGTCTATCACGGCAATAGCTCTGGTTTTCATTTTGGTATT